AGACGTAGCGATTGATCCAAAGGTTGCTAAGAAGGTAGCTGGAGAGGCCAAGAAGAAAGCTGAAGGTGCTCCTAAGCTCTCTAAAGAGGAGAAACTAGACGCTATCGCTGACCAAGTGGCTAAGACTTTCACAGGAGAGCGTGTAGGCGTCTTTCAGCAAGCCGTTGATGGTTACTTTACACTACGTCTTACGCAGATGCTTAACCAAGCTAAGACTGCTTTCGTGGGTGTTCCTTCGGCTACCTTTATGTCGGTAGTACGTCCTATCATTAACACTCCTTACAACATCGTTAAGGCTGCAAAGCTAAAAAATGTATCTGTATCTCGTCGTGTTCAATACGCCGCCGCTGACATTACAGGAACCTATGAGTATGTTCGGATGATTACAAAGCACCTAGGGGACACTCTACGTTCCTCTAAGGATACCATCTTAAACAAAGGTGATAGTAACTTCCTGTATCGTGATCGTAACGCTTATATCAAAGACCAACTAGCGGAAGCCTCTGAGCCTAACCACCGTGTTAAAAGACGCATCAAACAAGCGCAACGCCGCCAAGCTGTCACTGAAGCTCAGTCTGAATTAGCTCGTAAATACCTTAAAGCTAAAGCTACCATCCTTAATAGCAAGCCAGCACAAGTTCCTGCTTTCTTCTTTGATTATGGTATCTCGCTCATCGGTGGTCTTGAGGAAATCTCTTTGATTGCTCACTCAATGCGTGCTGCTCGTGCTAAGGGCATCAAGAACGCTATTGATGAAGGTGCTGATAACGTCTGGAAGTCCTCTGAGGAATACATGGAGGCGGCCTTTGATCGTTCCCGTGGTGGTCTGCAAGCTAAGTATGATCCTGAGTATGCTGACATCTTTAACACTGCTCGTCGTGACCACTTCCGCGCTATGGATTTAGACCCTAAGGATATTCGTAAGGATATGGTGGACGGTATCATCTCAGCTCTTGTGAAAACATCAGGCAACATGGATGAAGCTGGACTACTCGCTAGGACACTCTTCGTGTTCATTGGTGTTCCTATGCGTGCCTTGAGCGCTAACCTCTCTTACATCGCTGCTCCTCTCAACGTGACAAAGAACATGGCTGGTGGTGTAGCTCGTAGAGCCGAGTCGAGAATGGGAAGCGTTGCTACCTTTGGTAAGTATAACAAGAAAATTTCTAACCTAGAGCTTGATATTAAAGAACAGAAAGCGCTCCTAAAGTCACAAGATGACGATGTGGTTAAGACCGCTGAAAAGAAACTAGCAGAACTAGAGAACTCCCTAGCTGACGTTAAAGACCTCAAGATGCAGAAGGACTACGAAGACCTAGGTAAACTCGGAGTAGGCGCTGGGCTGTTCTTCCTTGGCTACGAGATGGCTAAGAACGGACAGGTTGCTGGTACTGACTCTTGGATGACCGAAGAACAGAAGCGAGCTGTATCTAAAGTACAAGGTGCTCCTAATAGCTGGAAGATTGTCATGGGAGGTTCTGAGTACGACTTTAAATACTTTGAGCCACTCAAGGGTGTCTTTGCTCTTGGTGCTGACTACGCTCGCCGTCAAGCCGCTGCTGACGCTGGAGCACTCACAGAAGACCAAACGATGACCCAGTTCCTTACCTCGGTTACTAAATCTATTGCTACGGACTCTCCATTTGCTACAGGTGTTCGCTATATGACGCAGGTGATGTCTCCTAACCCTGAAACACAAGAGCGTGGTGTTATGGGCGTAGTTCGCTCCCTTATTCCCGTTCCCGCTGAAGTTCGTAACTTTAATAAGTTCGATGAAGAGTTTGTTACTGATACTACTGCTGGGGAGTTCTTCGATACCACTCTGAGCGCCTCATTAGGACAAGAGACGGGTAACTATCGTTTAACACTACTAGGTGAACCTAAGATCAAAGAGGAACCATCCCTAGCTAGTTACCTAATCCCGTTTGCTGGTAAGACCGTTCCTGAGCGTGAAGCCATTGATGACATCCTCCTAGAGGACGCTATGAGCTTCAAGAGCGTCTCTGATGTGCCTACAAGTATCTCTGGACTGAAGCTAAAGAACTTTACCAACGAAGATAACGAAGACCTCTATAGTGTCTACGGGCAACTCATAAGCGAAACTCGTTTGGGCGGTAAAACACTACGCCAAGCTTTGAACAAACTAGTAAAGACTAGGGACTTCAAACGTGAATACAAGAAAGGCTACGAGCAAAACGAGCAAGGTACTGATGTCAACGAAGGCATAGAGATGATTAAAGAGGTCATCTCTGAGTATCGTGCTGAAGCTCGTGACAAAATTCTCAACTCCAAAGCTGCTACAGATTATGTAGATAGCGACGATAACAACATCTATGACATCTTAAAGGAACGCGAGGCATTTTCCGAGCGCCCAGAAAGTCTACTAGAATCCCTCAACCTCCAATAAATTTAACCTACAAAGAAACTAATTATGCCTCAATCATATATCGAATACACTAGCGGACTCACTGAAACTACCTTCAGCGTTCCCTTCAAGTACATCAGCGTTGATGACGTTCACGCTCTAGGATACGACGGTGCGAAGTATGTGCCACTAACAATATCTTCGCGGAGCAACTCAGCTAAAACCATTACACTTTCTGTTGCTCCTAGTTCTTTATACACCAAACTTAGGGTGTATCGCTCAACATCTACAACGCAGCTAGTGGACTTCCAGAACGGCTCACGGTTGTCTGAGAGTGATCTCGACACGGCATACCAACAAGGACTGTTTGTGGCACAAGAGGTAGCAGAAGATGCTAGCACTACTCAGTTTACGGCTGTAAGAGCGGCTGGGATGCTATCAGGCACAAGTCTATCAAACTTTGCGAGTGAAGAGATTGTATCGGATGCAACCAATGGGTTAATTGATGGAACAAATGCAGTCTTTACTCTCACCGCCTTTACTCCTCAAACAGAAGTAGCAGAGGCATATCGTGTGTCTATTGATGGTGTGATGCAGTCACCTACGGATGCCTATACAATTAATAAGCCTCTATCTCAAATCACCTTTACATCAGCGCCCCCAACTGGTTCTAAGATTGTTGTAGTAACAGCCGCTAGTGCCGCTAGTGCGGTCTCGGTGGATGACGTAACGATTGGACTTACAAGTACCAACAGGGCTGAGATTAAAAACCTAGGCGTAACTAACGATAAACTAGCTGGAAGTATCACTCAAGATAAACTAGCAGGTGGTATCACTAATGCCCAGTTAGCAGGAAGCATCACTCAAGATAAACTAGCTGGACTTAGTGTTACTAACGCAGAGTTAGCTGGAAGTATCACAACAAGCAAACTCGCTGAATTTATAGATGATGACGCAATGACTACAGGCGTGTCGGCAACTTCGATAGCTAGCTCTGAGAGTATCAAGGCTTATGTAGATTCAAAAACTGTTGAATTATCTGCGCCGACCGCTTCGGGGCTTACGGGTACAGCTTCATCAGATGGATTTTTAACAATACAAATTAATAGAGCTTACTATAAACCATACAGTTATTCTCCTGACCAATATTGGGGAGGTCTTTGTACAGCAGTAGTAGACGGTCACACTTATAAAGCAGCCGTTCCTTCGGATACTAGCGCCGCGGTGGCGGGGCAGAATGGCTTTGCCAATATAAACGTTCCTATTAGGTCAGGAGCATCTTGGGTAATAACTTTAACTAATTTTTCCGCTCAGGCGCCCATTACGGCTAATGTAGAATTTCATGCCTTATAGGAAATATAACCCCCAACTAAACTTATTATGTCAATTACAAAAAACAATACTCGGATGCTCGAAGGAGACGTCGACCTGACAACACAAATTACTGGGGTTCTCCCCGTGGCTAACGGAGGCACTGGTAGTTCCGCAGGAGCTTCTTCGTTCCCCGCAGGTTCGGTGATTTATCACGCAGCTAACACTCCTCCTACAGGCTTTCTCAAGGCTGACGGTGCGGCTGTCTCTCGGTCAACTTATTCAGACCTGTTTGCAGCCATCGGGACAACCTATGGTGCTGGTGACGGTAGCACTACGTTCCTTGTTCCTGACCTTCGTGGTGAGTTTATGCGTGGCTGGGATGACTCTCGTGGGATTGACGGGGGTCGTGGCTTTGGTTCAGCTCAGGCTGATGAATTAAAGAGCCACAACCACAATATTAACGTGCGATGGGGAGCAACTTTCAACAGCGGCCATGTGTCGGCTAATAGCTTGGGCGGCAATTCTGCTAACTTAGGGAGTTCTATCGGAAGCACGGGTGGCTCAGAAACCCGTCCACGCAACGTAGCCCTTCTAGCTTGTATTAAATTCTAAGCCCTCTCAACCCCTTAACCCAAAATGATACCTGAAAACCCTTACGTGACCCCCTTTATAGCCACCAGTGGAATTATAGGAACACTAACCCTTGACCACATAAACACAGCCGTAGCTATAGGTGTTGGTCTTCTAACAATGTTCTATCTAGGTATTAAAATCTACAAAGAAATTACAAAGAAATGAGTGAATGGATAGCAACCTTATGGCCTGTAGCCGTGGGTTTTGTAACCCTAGTTATTATCCTAGCCCGTATGCACTACAACCTCGAAAGTCTAAGTGAAAAGGTAAAAATACTTTTTGATTTTCATAACAAGAGAAACAATAAATGAGTAAAGAAAGTAACGAAAAACTCTATGGTCTCCAAGACCTCCTGATTGACGAGTTTATAAATCGCATCCAGAGCGGAGAGGCTTCCCCTAGTGACCTTAACGCTGCTCGGCAACTCCTAAAGGACAACCAAATCAGTGCGACTGTAACCAACGACAACCCTATGGCTAACCTAGTCAGTATCCTTCCCTTTGATGACGAAGGTGTTGACCGCGTAGCTTCTAAATAGATGAATAGGGATTACAAAAAGGAATACGAGAGCTACCACAAGAAGCCCGAACAGCGCCGAAGGAATGACGCTAGAAAGCAAGCAAGGCGGCTCATGGTAAAGAAACACGGGTCTTCTAAGCTTGCTGGTAAAGACATTGACCACAAGGACAGAAACCCCAAGAATAATTCTACAAGTAACCTACGGATTCAATCCAAGAAGGAAAACCGAGGTCGTAACAAGTAACCTATATGGAAGTACCCCCACAGCTAAGAGACTTTAAGAACTTCCTATTTCTATGCTGGAAACAGCTTAACCTGCCTGACCCTACTCCGCTTCAATACAACATAGCGGATTACATGCAGAACGGGGATAGGCGTGCCATTGTGCAAGCGTTTCGTGGTTGTGGTAAGAGCTGGATTTGTTCCGCTTATGTGGTTCACCAGTTACTCTTAGACCCCACCCTGAACATCCTTGTGGTGTCTGCTAGTAAGACCCGTAGTGATGACTTCTCTACTTTCACCCTTCGTCTTATTAACGAGATGGAGATACTTCACCACTTGCGCCCTAAGGACAACCAAAGGCAATCTAAGATCAGCTTTGATGTTGGCCCAGCACCAGCCTCTCACGCTCCCTCAGTAAAGTCCCTAGGTATCTCATCGCAGCTTACAGGTTCTCGTGCGGACATAATTGTAGCGGATGACATCGAGGTAGCCAACAACAGCGCTACGATGCTCATGAGGGAGAAGCTATCGGAACAAGTAAAAGAGTTCGACGCTATCCTTAAACCCGACGATACCTGTAAAATCCTCTTTCTAGGAACACCTCAGACCTTTGACAGTATTTATACAAAACTCCAAGAACGCGGCTATAAGAGTAAGATTTGGCCAGCTAGTTACATCACACAAAGCCACAACGAAAAGATTTATGAAGGATGTGTTGCAGACATCTGTGTAGACCCAGAGATGGAGAACAAGTCTACAGAGCCATTACGGTTCTCTGACATCGACCTAGCGG